GGGTGCCCTTGCGGTAGAAGGTCTTGCCCTCTTTTTCCTCGTCGTCCTCGTCGCCGGTCTTGCCATCGGCGTTCTCGGACCAGGCGATGAGTTCTTCGAGCGCGGCCTTGATGTTCTTGAGCTTGCCGCGCATGGTGCCCTTGAGACGCACGCCGATCTTCTGGCCGTCGAAGCCCAGTCGCGTGCCCTGGGTCAGCGCCCTGGCAACATCGGCCGATTCCTGACTCAAATCCGCAAGCGTGGCGCTAATCTCGCTAATCGCATCGGTTGCGACTTTTGCCCCGTCGCCCAAGACACCCTCGGCCAGCGCGTGCTCGCGGAGGTGGCGGTAGGCGTAATCACGGAAGGGTGAGTCCGCGGAGCGATCAAGCTCTCGCTTGAGCACGTCGGGGTTGATGGTGCCGTCGTCGTTGTGGTGCGGGAAGTGCCGCAGGGAGTGGGGCACGGTCTTGCCCTCGACCTGCTCCCCACCGTCCTCGATGTATGCGAACGCACCATCGGGCAAGCTCTGGATGTAGGTCGTGGACCAGACCGGCTGCTCGCCAGGCGTGAAGTGGTCGTGTTCGGCCATGCCGGCTCCTTTCTGTCGGGTCTTGATCGCGGTGACCAGTGCCGGCGGGCTGGCGATCACCTGCTTGGCGGCATACGAGTACTCCATCAGGTCGGCGTCGGTGAGCAGGCGGAAGGTCTTGCCGTCCTTGGTCTGCCACTTGGAGTCCCGCGTCTGGAAGCCGATGCTCATGCCCAGCGGCTGGCCGGCCGCGTGGAGTTCCTTGGCCGTCTGCAGCAGATCGTCGCCCTGCTGGGTCTTGAAGATCTTGGTACGTGTAAATAACCCCTCGGGTGTTACACGCATCTCAAGTGGAATCCCCACGGGTAACATCGAGGAGTTATGGCCGACAAATACGGCAATATCTGCGGGATTTTTCTCTTTTAGTGTCCTGTCGAAGGCTTTTTTGTCTATGATATCGCCGTTCAAATCCAAATTTCCAAAAGTGGCCGCCATGCCTTCTATGACACGCTGGTCGGCATCCACCTGCTTGACTTCGTAGGACGTGCTCGCGTAGGTATTAGATTCAGGCATTGTGGTATCCTGAGCACATCAAAAAGGACGGTCGTGCTTGCGACACGCCGTCCCAACCACCGAGAGGAGCATTCTCCCGATGACTCAAAGAGTCTGCCAGACGTGCAGCCGACCGTACACGCCCGAGCGTCCGACTCGACCGAGCCGCTTCTGCTCGCGGACCTGCCAGATGGAAAGCTGGCGAAAGCCACCGGTCGAGTACGACTGTCTGCGGTGTGGACAGCACGTCATCCGCCGCTCCGGCCACGTGCGAGCCGCCAAGTATTGCTCGCCTCGCTGCAAAGCACAGATGCCTCGGGGTGGCCGCACAATTCGCCACTACATCTGCCACACGTGCAGCAAGCCCTACACGCGCCTGGCCAACGGCGAGGCGAGGAACACGAAGTTCTGCTCGCGAGTCTGTCGTGGCCTGGACAACGTTCGCAGAGGCATCACATGGAAGCCTGCCCTGACACGGCTCAGTAAGCGGACGCCCTACGAAACCAACAGTTGGCGCAGAGTGCGCATGGCTGCCCGCAAACGGGACGACTACCGCTGCCAGATCTGCGGCAGACAGGGCACGCCACGCGCTGGCTGGCTGCATGTCCACCACAAGATTCCCATCCGCTTCGGTGGCCCCGACGCACTCAGCAACGTCGTCACGCTGTGTGCCGGTTGCCACTGGCGCGTCGAGCAGGGCATCCGGGACGCCGAGCACATCTGGGGCTGAAAGGAGCAAGCGCCATCCCTACCGGCCCTGGCGTACTGTGACGCTCGCGGCCACTAGGGGCACATTGGCCCACTGATCCACTACGACGTTAGAGCCGAGTTTGCGGCTGCGCTCAGTGCATTGTCAAGGCGTGTTGATCTGTAGCGGCACGAACAGAACCGTGCGCGACGTTGTAGACCATGGTGGTCCGACAACGCGGGCAGCGCAGTCGCGCCGTGCCATCCAACCACCCAAGCAATCGGTTGCAGCGTTGGTCCTCTTTGATATTCGTCCCGACGCAGCGCACTTCGACTAGCCGAACGCGCACCACATCCGTCGTTTCGATGCCACGCCGCAACGTCGTTTCGGTCATAGCGCCAGTCGCAGAAACTCGGCACGCGCCGGCCCTTCTTCACGGAACGCGCCGCGCAACACCGATGTCGTGAGCACCCCCGCCGTCCGGATGCCGCGCATTTCCATGCACAGATGGCGACCCCGCGCCAGAACTGCTACGTCGGGGGTTTCAGCAAGAGCCGTCAACTCGACAGCGATGTCGTCCACCAGTCGTTCTTGTATTTGCAACCGATGGGCGTGCTGCTGCACCACACGGGCGTACTTCGACAGACCCAAGATGCGTTCACGGGTGATCACGCCGACCGCTACCGTCGCACTGAATGGCATCAAGTGATGCTCACACAACGAGTAGATATTCAGGTCGGATACCACCACCAACTGATCGGCTTGGACGGCCTCGAACCGTGTGTCGACGTTACCCGGATCGAACTCCACGAACTCTTGCCACGCTTTGGCCCACCGGCGAGGCGTGTCTCGTAGACCCGGACGGGTGGGGTCTTCGCCCAACGCAACCAAAAGATCGTGCCCTAGCGCCTCTATGCGGGCCACGTCGACCTTTGTGACGACGACGGTGCCGTTAGGTCGCACGGCGATTGCCATACAAGAGGATGTGTTGTCGGAGAGTCAGGTTGTAGCCCGCACCATGGATCGACGCACTCAGCAGTTCGGCACGTGTCAGGATCGCCTCTCGCGTGATTCCTTCGGGCATGATCCACACCCGCGAGCGTTCGATGCCCAATTCCTCGACCACCGTCTGCACTTCCTTCAAGTCGGCGGGTTCCTCGACCACGAATTTCCAAGCCGTGTTGCGGTACTGGTTGAGCGCCACCAGCGAATCCCACACCCGTCGACGGACCATCGAGTTGCCCGAGTTGGCAAGCTTCGGACTGACCACAAACCGATGGATAGCTTGGGCGAAGTCTGCGGGCGGTACGTGGGTGCCGTTCGTTTCGATTTCGACGCGGCAGCCCGCACGATGGAACGCCCGTACCAGCGGCAGCATGGCACGCGCCTGCAACAACGGCTCACCGCCCGTGATCACGATGAAGCAGCACTCCAACTCCATGACGCCCTCGAACACCTCGCGCAGGGACATCAGGTGTGATTCGTCACGAATGTTGAAGCGTTCCCAGTCCCACGTGTACGGCGTGTCGCACCATGCACATGACAGGTCGCAGCCAGCCAACCGCAGGAACGCCGCCCGTTCGCCCGCCGCCGGTCCTTCGCCTTGGAACACCGGCCCATAGATTTCGTTGACTGCCAGCTTCATTCGGGCACGTACTCCGCGAACGTCTTTTCCGTTTCTCGCACCATCACTCGTTCAACATACGCACCCTTGGGCTTGATATCGGTGAGCGCGAACCACAGCCAGCGTGCCAGCAGTTCCGCCGTGGGCAGCGTGTCACCCAGGACTTCGTTCAGGTCACGATGGTCCAGGCGAGTTTTGAGGAACGTCCCGATCCAAGAGTCCATGTCGCCATAGTCCAGCACGAAGCCGTCGACGGTGCGCGTGGCACTCAAGACAACTTCGACCGTGTAGTTGTGGCCATGTACACGATGGCATTGGTGGGTCGGCGGTAACTGCGGGAGATGGTGCGCCGCCGAGAACGTCCACGACTTGCCGATCCGGTAGGTCACACCAGCGCGGATTCCGCCAGGTACTCGGTGGGGTCCGTCACACCCGCCAGTTGGAATGCTTCGCGCCGCTCGACACACGTCCCACACTGGCCGCAGTGCCTGGCCCCACCTTCGTAGCACGACCAGGTGTACGCGAACGGCACGCCCAACTGGTCGCCCAGTTTGACGATGTCCGCCTTGGTCATCTCCACGAACGGCGCACGGAACTGTAGGTCGGGATCACCGAATCCTTCCGTGGCCAACTTCTCCATCGCGTTGAACGCCGACACAAACTGCGGGCGACAGTCGGGGTAGATGGCATGGTCGCCCGCGTGCATAGCGGCAGCGACTACGCTCGCGCCACGGGCGACCGCCATCCCGAACGCGACTGACAGAAGGATCGCGTTCCGATTGGGGACCACGGTGATGCGCATGTTGTCGGCCGCGTAGTGGCCGTACGGCACCGCGACATCCGGGTCGGTCAGCGCCGACCCGGACAGCAGCGCCCGCAAGCCGCGCAGGTCGACAACGTTGTGCTCAACTCCGAGGCGAGCCGCGACTACCATCGCCGCCTCGATTTCGCGGGCATGCCGCTGGCCATAGTCGACCGACAAAAGCAACGGTTCGTAACTTTCGTTTCTCAAGAAATAGGCGAGCGTCGTTGAATCAAGTCCACCCGATGCGAGGGACACAGCTAGCTTCATCGCTCGTCCTCGGATGGCACGATCACCAGCGCGTCCAGCGTTAGCCCGCCCCGCGACTTTTGGATCAACCGCACGGTGACTTCAATCGGCCGAAGTGCGGCGTACAGGTCGTGGGCGATGAGGGACGCGAACTCCTCGCAGAACATGCCCGTTTCCCGGAACTGCTGCAAGTAGAGTTTCAGCGACTTCGACTCTACACACGCCAAGCGTGGGCGGTAATGCAGTTCCAACGAATAGTAGTCGGGTTGACCGGTCACCGGACAGATGGCCGTGATTTCGTCCCCCGTGTAGGTCACCTGACCAATGCCCTTCGGGCAGTCAAACGTGTCGAATCCCCCAAACGACGTAGTGCGAGTAGTCAGCGTGGGAAATTGTTCTGCCGTCACCATGGCTCCGCTTCTGTCACCTCTCCGTTAGTCGCGAGTGGCGTCGTCGGTCCGCCGTTGCACATCTCGTATAGCGCCTGACCGATGCCCCCCAACGACAGCGCCATGGCCACAAGCATCCCGTTATTGACGTGCGTCGGCAAGTCGTTGACGTTGCCCGAACCCCCATCGGGCCGGTAGTACGTGCCGTAGGTCGCGCCCTTGGCCAGTAAGTTCAGGTCGAGCGACACGATGTCGTCACCCATCAGCGCCAGGTAGCCCAACTGGTCGCGCCAATTGCCACCCAACAGGTGGATGCGCCGACCAGCGAAGCGACGGATCGGCAAGTCCGTCTGCCCGTATGACGACGTGGTCGAATAGCCCAACACGTACTGCTGTGGGATGTCGTCAATGCAGTCGTACTTGGGAATGACGATTACGTTCTCTGTGTAACGTTGGAGTTCACCCGCCCACGCCATGATCTGTTCGAACGGGTAGAACTGAATGCCAGCAGCATCGCACTGAGTCTGCGTCATCACGTCGCGCACCGTGGCGTACTTCGGCCGCAGCCATTCCACAACCGCCAGGTGGTACGCGTGGTCGTAGTTCTTGAAGTCGTTGTCGATGAACTTCGGCATCGTGATCCATTTGGTGGTGTCTTCGCGCAGCCGGACGTTGGACGACTGCACACCCAACAGGAACCCCGACCGGACAGCGATGTTCGCCTCGGCGTGCGTCAGGTTGTAGGTAAAGAACGCGTCGAGTGGGAAGCGGCGCGGATTTGGGCGTGTGCCACGGATGGTGTCCAGTTCATGCTCGGCCTGCATCCGCGACAGTGCAGCGGCCGTCTGCTCGCGCATTTCGTTGAGGAAGGCATCCAGGCCAGCATCGCGAGCGTGCACATCCGCGAGCAGCGAATCGAGCCGTTCGTAGTCCGTCTGCGCCATGGCCGCTATCGGGTCCAACGACACCATGACCGCCCATTCTTCTTCGGGTGTCAGGTCAACATAGCGCACGGGCACACTGGGTTCGCCGTTCTCGATAGCAGCAGCGACGCGCAGATGCCCGTCGACCACGAATCCGGTCTGTTGGTTGACGAGTACTTCTGAAATCCAACCTATGTCGGTCAGCACGCCGGTCAGTGCGGCGCGTTGATGATCGGGATGCGTTCGCCAGTTGCGGGGATTCGCAGCAAGGTCACGGGGCGAAACTTCGCCATAGCCGACGATGCGGTTTCGCCACCTGTCAATCACGACTATTTCACTCATGGCACAACAAAGCCGGCCCAAATGGGCCGGCTTCCCTTACCGTGACTGCCTTGACTCGCCGAGTCGTGACGGGACTGGCCGTGACCATCCGAGTCGTGCCCTGTCGTGCCAAGCCAATGGCAACACAAATCATAAGCGCCGTCATGACCTGCCTGCACTCTACAGCGGTCAGAGGACGGGCAGGAAGACGCGTATGCAATTGGGATGCGCGATGGGATACGCCATCGCTTCTGCCATGGTGCGCGTCGAGCCATCCGCGATGTCCGGGTCGTCGTGTTCGGTCCAGCCGCAGCCGGGGCCATCGAGTACGTCGACCAGGGTGACGGCTGCTTCGGTGTACTGGTCTAACGACGCTCGTGCGCTGGCAAACGCCAGTTCGGTGCGCACGATGGCATCGGCTCGGCCACGATACGTCTGGTCCACGATGTCCTGGATGCCCATGAAATTGTCCTCGGGCACGCCGTACGCGATCTGTTCCTGGTTGTAGCCACGCTCGCCGCCCAGTGCGAGGGCAAGCGCGACATCGTCACGGGTCACGTCGTTGATCCCAACGATGCGGTCGCCAGCTTGGACGAGGTAGTTCAAGATACGGGCATCGTTCGGATCGGGTGCGCCCGTGCCCGTGACGATGTCAGCAGCGAGTCCCGCCGCATCGAGATACTGAGCTTGCAAGTCGGCCCCGATCACGATCTGCAACCGGCGGTCCTCCTCGGGCGGCAAGATGGCATTCGGGTCGGTCGTTTCCTTGAGTTCGCCACCGTACAGCGATCCCATCCAAACGGGTGTTGACAACGTAGCTGTCGTGGTGCCCAGGTAGCGGGCAACGGCGCGTGCACTTTGCTGGCGGAAAAACACCCGCAGCCGGGCGACCATCATCGGCGTTCGCCGCGCTTGTAGATAGCGGAAGCGACGGTCTAGCGCGTCTTTGTGGATTTCACTAAAGACGGGCACGTCACGACGTTAGCACTGTCCCCGTAGTCGGGTCGGTGTACAGCCGCAACCAGCGTTGGCATTGCAAACACGTGACCTCTGCATCGAACCCAACCCGTTTCCAGCCAGGATTTATGGCGCGGCCACACAGCGTTCGACGGTCATTCACGCGACCGTGCGTCCGATAGGGACCAGTACTTGGAACGGTATCGTAACTGAGTGTCACCCGTTCAACTACGGGTGGACTCCCTCGGGAACTTCCGGTGATGGGTCGCATGAAAACCGACCATTGATGCGTTGCGCAATGATCCGCGCCAGGGCGCAATCACGGTCGGGCACATAACGATCAACGATCCCGTCACGTTGCGCTTGATCGAGCCACGCCGGCGCGATGGTGTCGAGGTAATCGGCACGAGCACCATGCACCACGTCGTTTTCGACAGCCGTCACGCGGCCATTGGTCACCACGTACTGCTCGTCGCCAAATTCAACCCGTGCCGTCACTTCTGCACCATTTTGGCGGCTTCCGCAGCTTTCTCGATGGTCTTGCCCGCTTGAATGGCCCGCAGCATGGCCTGACTGGGCACGCTGCCGAAGTTCCGCGCTTGCGCCAGTAGCTGATTGGCGAAGTCGAACGACTGCGGGTCTTTGCGGGCGAACCCTTCGGGGTCTTCGTACATCGCCTGTAGCGACATCGACAGGAACTCACTGGCGCTGCGGTTGTAGTTCTTGCCCATGTACGGCGAGTAGAAACTGTCGGGTTTGGCGGTTTCGTTGGATCGGTAGCCCCGGTCGCCCGTGATGTCGGACAACTTTTTCCACGACTCGCCTGCTGTCCGACTGTCGATGTGGTCCCAAATCGCCTCCGTCGCCCCGGGCACGTTCGCCTCGATGAAGTGGCCCATCTCGTGAACCACGGTCGACGTGCGCGTGTCGTTGGGGTGCATGGTGATGCCCCCCACGTCGCTGTGGTAGGACCGGCCGCTCGCATACAGGTCGTCGTCCGGGTGCATGACACCGATCTGCACCGGCGGCAAGTACATGCCTTTGCCGACAAGATTGTTGACCACGTCAACGCCTTTGTCCCACGACGGCGGCACGTCGCCCGTCTTCATGGGTTCGTCCACGTAGCGCAGGTACAGACGACCCGGTTCGTCTTCACCATGGAACGTCGACGGTTGAATGGCAACGTTGCCTGGGCCTTCGGGCGCGTCCAGGTACTTCGCCCGCAACTGGTCGCTGATGCCAGTCATGCCATCCGTGTACGCTTTGTACTCGGCCTTGTACGTCTGATCGGCCTCACCAAACGAATGCACCACGTCGCGCATGTGGGCGTCGACTTCTTTTCTGATGCCTTCGGCGCGGTCGAACTCGGCCTGCTGCTTCGCGAGTTCCCCGGGCGGCACGCGAGTGTCGTAGCGCATCCGATCCAGGCGTTCGAACTCGGCATCCGCCCGCTCGTGGGCGTACCGCTGTGACGCTGCTGCGTCCTGGTATTCCTGCCCGGCCTGGTCGTACGTGTGCTGCGCCGTGTTGTAGCGGCTCTGCAACCCTTCGCGGAGTCGTGAACCTTCGGCCATCATAGCTTCGCGCTTCGCCGCCATACGTTCGGAACTGAAGTCCTCGCCGTGTCCGCCTGTGGGTCCGGCCGTGCCCTCGCTTGGTTTGCCCCACAACGAGATGAACCCCGCGCCACCTTCGCTGGTGAACCGCCCCTGTTCATCGTGGTACGGGTTGAACTTATCTTCTTCGACTTCGACCAGCGTTTTGACGGCTTCGCGACTCGCCGCACGGGCGTCGGACTGCTGGATCATTTGAGCCATTTCATCCAGCCAGGATGCCGTTTCGGCGTCCATCTGCTCTTGATAGGCTCGCCATAACGCTGCTGGATATGGTCGATCCCAACCTGGCGGATCAGGAGCGGGTTCAGTTGCCATCCTCCGCTCCCTTATGCCGTGACTGCCAAGACTCGCCCGGACGGTACGCGCCCGACCAGGACTGGCCAGTCGCTGACACGACTTATCCAGTCACGCCTCGGCACTACCAATGTTAGTAGCTGAATGTTCCGATAAATCCCTTTTTTGCTTTGGCGGATGTCCATGCGATTTCTTTGTCGAACCCTTGGAACGAAAACAGATCGGCTACGCGACGATCAGGATTGACAATTGCTGTCACTGTTCGTGCCTGCACTGGTCGACCGACGCGTCTTGACAGTTCGTCCATCGCTGCTTGCTTCCTGACCAGGATGTCGGCTGACTTGTCCCGGTTATAGGTGGCCCACTGGTCGGGCGTCATTTTGCTGCCTAGTTCTTGCTCTCGATCCGTGGTTTGAAAAGTCAATCGCCATCGTCGTGCTCCTCGCGTGTTGTCTGACCGACCACCTTTGACCTCGATGACCTCGTGATTATGTTGCAGATCGACTGGATAATTTTTGCGTTCGACGTTGGCGTGCTCGGCGTCCTTATGGCCTTCGAACTGGCGGAGGTAGGCCAGTGCGATGTTCTCGGCCACCTTGCCGGTGTCCTGGCTGCTCATGTCGGACTCCAAGGGCGGGTTGACGCCACCACTCCACACGCGGTCTTTCACGCGCCGCAGCTTGGGTACGACGACACGCGCATCGACTGGCTCCGGCGGGGTCGGCTTTTCGGCAATGCCACCGCCACCGCCAGCCGTCCAACGGCCATGCTCGTCGCGGGGCTGGTCCGGTGAGTACTTGACCAGCATCGCGGCCATGTCGGCCATGGTCGTCTGAATACGGGCACCGTCAACTGGCGGGCGCGAACTGGGGAATGCACCAACGCGTTCGAGCGACTGCTCTAGCCCGCGCAGCACTTCCTCGACCGCCGCTCGATCCACGGTCGTCATTTGCGGGTGCCCAAAGGCCGGGGTGCTGCCACTTCTGGTAGGTATCTCCTTCCGTGTAGTTTCCTCGGCCCTTGGACGCGTCAGCTAGGCAGTGCGCCGCCCCAACTGGTCACCAACTTGTCGGCTTCGGCCCGTGAGATTGAGACAGCGTCGGCGTCGTTGGTACCACCCATGCCAGTGAAGTAGTCGTACAACTGGGGAACATTTTTCCAACTGGGATCGTGTTCGGCTGACCGCCAGATGTTCCCACGGTCACGAACCATCACCATCGACGCGTGTTTCGCAGCGTTGTTGTCGACCAGTGCGTAGTACGGCCCGTCCGGTGGCCCGTTCGATTCAGCCATATCAGTTGGTTATACCCCCGCTCAAATGACAGCCGGGCGATTTTTATCGAAACCGATGCTCATCACGTTCGGTGGCCGCTCGACTTTCGAGAATACCGTGGCCATCCGGACATCTGCGGCGTGGCGTTCCGCCGGTGACTTATCCGGGTCGCGAGCGATGTCGAAATCGGCATGGTTCGATTCTTTGGTGACGTGCGACTCGGGCGTATGGAACTGAAGCTCGAACGTATAGCCTTCGGGCGTCGTAACTGGCGTATTGATGCCGTGGTACGCCGTCCCCTCTTTCCAGTTGTTCTCCAAGTTTCCTTCGCTGATGCCAAACCCCTGCTTCTGCATCGACGCGACGACTTGCTTGATGCCGTTCACGTAGTTGGATGGTGGCAGGGTCATGGTGTAGCGCAGCATATCCTGCACACCCGCTGCGGCTGCCTCCGGGGTGAGGTTCCGCGTGGTTGCCCGGTCGTTGATCTTCCTGGCCAACGATGATTCGCTTTTGAGTCGCATCGGCAACCCAGCCATCATCGTGCCACGGTCAACTGCCTTTGCAATGTTCCGCAGCGCGGGCGTGGTTTTGACTTCCTGCGCGTCGGCTTCCTGGATGAGCCGATGGGCCGCATCAATTACTGGCTTGGCGTACTTGTTGTCCACGTGGTCGCGAGTCCCGTGCGCCAGGTCCGGCGTGGCGTCCTTGTCACCCGTGACCATATCCCATGGACTGTCCACGCCAGGTGGCAACTGCTTCATCAATGGAACCTTGCCGCCGTGGTTCTCCCACTGGCCCGGCTCGGCACCCGGTTCCCTGCCGCCACCGCCGCCGCCATCGGCAGTCCACTGACCACCTTCGGAACTGCCGGCTGGCACACGGGCCTCGTCGGCGCTGTACGCCTTGGGTTCCAGGATCGACAGCCACGTTTGGGTCTTGGGGCGGAACGGCTGCACGGGCTGCCCACTTTGCAGCAGCGACCGTTCCATCTGGCGGACTTGCTCGGTGACCTTCTTGGTCAAGTCGTCGCGGGTGTCGATCAATCCATCTTCCCACCCGTCGACGTTCAATTTGCTTTGCTCATCGGGCGCGTGGCCAGGCCAGTAACCCGTGGCCTCATGGTGCAACCAGGCGCACAACGCTTCGGGGTTGTCGACCTTATCGTTGAGGGTCGAGACACACGAATCGAAGTCGCCTGGATGCCCACCATCGAACCGGTCGCGCCAGTAGTCCAGCAGTGACTCAAGGTTGCCCGCCTTGTAGTACATCTGTTGGCCGTTGATCATCTTCGTCGGCCAGTGCCCGACCGATTCGTGGTACAGCCAGGCGACCAGTTCCATTGGCTCGTCGGACAGTGACTTCGTGGCTTGCTCGAAGTCGCCCGTGCCGTCTGCAAACGCATCACGCCAATGATCCAGCAGCGTCCAGAGTTCGGACGCCTTGCGATTGCGCTTGCGACGTGGAGCGATTTCAGGTGGAACAAAAATGCCACCGTAGGTGTCGATACCTTCAGTCAACATCTTGTCCGCGACCAGTGGGATGTTGATCGTGCGACCGTCAGAACCCGAGTAGGTCAGGTCGTTTAGCGTCAGGTGCATCCCGTACAGCGGCGAACGTTGGCCGACGTACTTACTGACGGCACTCTGTTTGATGTACGCAATCGTGACGTGGGGTTGATACGTCGAGTGGGTTTCGACGTTGGGCAGTGACCGTTTGATCACGCCATTGAGCCGACTCGCATCATCACTACTGACACTGACGTAGAGCGGCACGCCACCGCCACCATCATTGCCCGCAAACACGTAGTTCGGGCCGAACGTCAGTTTGACCGGCGACTGGTCTTTGACCACCCGTGCCACGTCGGTCGGCGCGACGTTGGGCATCAGGCCGTATTTGACAGTGACGTGGGGCTGCTGCTCGATGCCCTCACTGCCCAAGTCATCGGCGTCGATGTGCTCCTGCGCCCACTCGATCAACTCTTTCGACAGTATCGGTGGCAAGTTAAGTTGGGTGGACGAGAAGTCGTACTTCGCCGCCGACTCGGCCTTGAGTTGGAATGGATCGGTGCCGCACCACGCGCAGATGCCCAGTTCCAGCGAACGGTAGTGGTCACCATGGAATTCTTCGGAACAGCCGGGGATGATCTCGAACCGACCGTCCGTTGTCATCTTCGTTTCGATCATCTTCCCTCCGGGACCACCCGTCCCCGATTCTTCCGCACCCGCAGGCGGCGGTACGCCAGGCAACGATGGTGGCGCACCTGGTTTCGGCAAGTTGCCAGCGACACCAGGACCAGCAGCGCCGGGTAATCCTGGCGGGGTTTCGGGCTGCCCGGGCGGAGTCTGTCCCTTGGTGTACTTCGCCAACTGCTCGGACGGCGTCGGGATCATATTGGCCGGGATCAACACCCACCCCGGTTGATCGGTCGGATAGCCCAACATCTGCGCGGCGAACGACCACGTGACCAGTCCAGCCGTGAAGTCGGCCCGCACGCGAGCGTGCACGGCATCTTCGTCCTTCTGGTAGCCCGGCACCAAGGACAGGTCGAAATCGAAATGGTCCACGTCAGGCCAGTCGTCAACCGATGCCAACGTGTACTGTTGGGCCAAGTCCTCATACATCGGCGCGAGTGAGCCAGTCCACCACTGAAGCTGATCGGACTGCTTGTTTGAGTTGTTGAGGCCCGCCGCCGACTGGTGACCGAGTACGGTCCAGATGATTGAGGGAGGCACGTCCAAGACCGCACAAATCTTGGACTCGGACATCCGGTTGATATCGTCCAGCCCGATACCAACCGGGTCCATGCCCATTTTCGTATAGGTGGCCTGACCGTTGTCGATCACCAACACGTTGCCCCAACCATCCGGCCCGCCGTACTGCTGTCGGAACCGCTGCCGAATAATCTCGCGCTCGTTCGGCTCGACCGACCGCATGATGTTCAACATCCCGCTCGGCACGCCTGCGTTGCGGAAGAAGGCCGTCGTGAACTCGCGGCACCACACATCAATGTCGATGCGTTCCGCCAGCACGGCCAGCGGAGCTAACCCGTAAAAGTCGTTGAGAGGGTTAGGGTTGCGGAAATGGATCACGTCCTCAGGTTTGAGGGTGAACACCCGATCCCCGATACGGTATTCGTATGCTCGGATGTAGTCCTTGTCGTCGGGAATGATCCAGATGCGGTCGGGCCGCAGCGGCCAGTACTCGACAATCTTGCCCCGCGAGTTGCGGACGCGCTCCCAGTACGCGTTGCCATTGATCTTCATGGCGACCACGGTGGCCGACCACATTTGGAAGGGCGTCCACCATGGGTTGGGGCGACTCAGAACATCCAGCGCCGGATGGTCGAATGACCCGGTCGCATCGTGGGCCTTGCTGTCGTACACGGCCATGCGCGGCATGGCGGCAGACTTCGCCACGGCCTGACACGCCGCGAACACCACTTCCGATCCGAGGTAGCCCTTCCGCGCCAGTTGGTCGTACGACCGTTGGTTCCAGATGGGCATTTGCGGCTGCCCGACTTGCCAGGTCGGGATCGCCGTGGCAACGGCTTGCTTCGTTTCACCCCCGA